GATTCGTGGTGGCTTAAAAAGCATCCGCCCAGGAACAACGGCTGGGAGTACTGGAAGCAATGGGATCTTTCTGGCATGCGCGGATATGCGAAGAAATATTCGGACAAGCGCATCCGTCAGAGGTATCGGGAAATGATCAAGAAAATGGATCACGAAGAAATAACTGCTCCTCGTGGCGCGGATTACGAGAAGGAGTATGATTATTTTTGGACGATATGGTGAGAATACAAAATCAGAATAAAGAGCTGTGTGATCGCTATCCGTTTCTGATTCCGTGGAACCGGTTCAGCGGAGAGCTGTGCGTCGATGATCCTGACTTTGACTGGAGCTTTACAGAGCTGGACGATATGCCGGACGGATGGCGCAAGGCGTTTAGCATCGAGATGTGCGAGGAGATACGTAATGAATTAATTCGCACAGACGATCTTTACAGGTGGCGTATTTTTCAACTCAAAGAAAAATACGGTGCGTTGCGTCTGTATGACAACGGACATCCAAAGGATTCCAGGATACCGGATATCATATCGAAGTATGAACAAATCAGTGAACGCACATGCATTGTGTGCGGGAAACCTGCAACACGGATAACGATGGGTTGGATCTGTCCGTATTGCGATGATTGCTGTCCGAAGGGGCAGTCTGAGTCTATAGACGAATATTATGGGGAGGACAAGGAAAATGGCTGAAGAAACGATACAGGTAACCGAGAAGATGGGAAGGTTTGTTGACTGGGCAAACGAGAAGGGCCAGGACGAAATCATGCGGATGGTTCGTGAGCGGCTTGCAATGCTGAAAGAGGAAAGCGCCCTGAAGAACGGCATGCCTGATAATGAAGGCTTCAAATGGGATGATGCTATGGAACCCAACGAAGGGAACGACCAGTGGAAGCATGGCGGGGACTGCAACCTCTGCAGAAGGCTTGAGTATTGCAAAACGCAGTGCAGGGCGAATAAACTGCTGAAGAAAATCACGACGCCGTTCCTGTATGATTGTTATTTGAAAGAACATCCGGAAGAGGCTGCGAAGGAAGCTGCAAAGAATTTGTCGCCGGAGGACTTGGCAAAGCTGGTGAATGCCAATGCTGTACAATGAACCTTCAGATGCTGAAGTATGCTTGAATAGTAATTGTTGCGTACAGTTTTGCCCTTATGCAAAACAATGCTTTGCTGAAAACAAAGACATGAATATTGCGCTGACGGAATTACATAAGCATTGCGACAATTGTATATTTTCGTCAATGGAGGAAGACTGATGAACTATGTTGCGACGGAACAGCAAATGAAGTCTGCGTTCAGGGTGGCATATGATTTTCTGGAAAAACATCGCAGTATTTTAAGAAGCGCGGATGAATACAAATCCATTGCTGATGATATGACCGGGGTGTTTGTTTCCACGGAGGAAGATCCTCTTGCCTGCAGGCTGGTATGTGCTGTGTACGACTATGTTTGCGCAACATCAAAAAGGGAGGCTGGATACAAACAATGACTCCGGAAGAATTGCTGAAAGATCTTGAGACATGTACCGGTCCTTGCGGACGGATGTGTCTTTCCTGTCCGGAAAGCAGATATGTTGCTGAAATCCATGAGGTGCTTGAAAACCTGATGAAAGAGAACGAGGAACTTCGGAAAATGAAAGAGTAATATGTTTGCATACTGAGACGATTGTTTAATTATAATAGAGGGAAGGGATTATATTGGCAACAGGCTATCGAATTATTGAGCCGATGGGTAAGCCGTGCATGATTATGGCGGAGGACCATGACGAGGCTGTTTCCAGAGTGAACGCAGTATAGGAGAAATGGACGGATTACTGCAATCGAAATTGGTTAAATGATACTGGCGATGTATATACGCCGGAGATGAAGATCAAACGGTTTCTTGATTCGCTTGCGTACATTCTCCTGCTTGGAAACACGGACGGCATTGAAACAAATTATCGGCGCGTAATGCATGCGAAGCGTGAGATACCGGCCACAAGCTGTCCTTCTGAAATTGACAATTTGTTATATGGATCCGGCAGGAACAGTTCTTATGAGGCTGAAGAAATGGCCGCGTTCCGTGATATGCTTGACAGGCTTGATGAAAAGGCTTCAAGTTATGAGCCGAAGAAAATTGTTCGGAAGAAGACGCCGAGCTTGTTCCATAAGAAGCTGAAGAAGGGCATAGTCGATGGGACATGGTATCGTGTTGACACGGACGGCAGGTTTTGGGTCGGCAATAATCAGTACATTATTGATGATCAAGCCGTGCAGTACCAGCCGATCTCCACTGACTATGGCGATTATTACGCCATGGATAAAATACTTTATGCAAACGGAAGGTTCTATGACATGAACTATGACGAGGTCAATGTTCGTGCAATAGGCGGGATTGTTCCGTATGATATGTTCGGGGCGGAGAACTGAAACCCGTCCGCTAAGACGCAAACAGCAATTATATATATAAAATGAAAAATGTATTATAGCTCCGACCACGCCTCTTCATAATGCGGACCAGGGTCGGCCTTTTGATGCGTCTTGTTTTTTAATAACGTGGCATGATGAAATCAGAAGCCATGTGCAATTCTAAACTGCATGGGGAAACCCGTGAGAGTGCAAGTCTCTCTGCCACGACCAAAGACGCTGACAGCAACGAATATCGATACAATCTACTCTTTTGAAGTTGATTTTTTTATGAGCGTCTTGTGATTATTTATTGGGCCTTACAGTCAGGTGTCTTTGTCCGTTCGATTCGGAGGGGTCCACAACGCAAAAGGAAGTGAAAGGTTTGAGTCGATCGATTGATTCGCTCAATATGAAGGAAAAAGCGGATCTTGTTCAGGAGGTGCTGGATAAGAAGAACGGGGTTATGGATAAAGATTGGTGCGACATGGTCATGGACTATGATCTTGATTGTAGTCCGGAAACCCTCCGGAAAGCCGGGGTCGGCGTGAAGCTGGCGAGCGATGCCGGAATGAGTTTCCCAATGAACGTCGATGGAACCCGCGACGTTATGGATGGTTATGTTGAGCGCCAAAAACTTTATGACCTTCATCGGGAGATAAGGAAAGACCTGAGAGAACAATCCAGGAGCGAATTGATTCGCGAGACAATTCGAAACGCAATTGCATCGCTTGAGCCTATTCGCCTGCCTACAGCAGTTAAAGATAATATCAAGCACCACAGGGAAATGGTTATTGGTATTGGTGATTTCCATTACGGCGCGGACTTCGTTGTTCGTGGATTATATAATGAAGTTATTAATGCTTATTGTGCGGATGTCTTCGAAGAACGCATGGCAAACCTGATCGCACAGGCAAAGAATGTCGCTGATGATCACGGCATCGATTCTGTGTGCGTGATGATTGTCGGCGATATGCTTGACGGGCTTTTGCGTAACAGTCAGATTTCGAGGCTTGAGTACGGCGTGATTGAAAGCGCAATGCGGCTCAGTGAGTTTATGTGCCAATGGCTCGGAGAACTGTCTGTTGCTCTGCGGGTGCCGATCCGTGTTTTTGCTGTTCGCGGAAATCACGGAGAGATCAGGCCGCTGGGATCAAAGGCTGGGCAGTTCCCGGAAGAAAACATGGAACGCATTGTTATGCATTATATATATGAAAGGTTCCGTGGCGATACGAAGGTTGTCATTGAAGACGATGATGCACCGATGTCAAAGATGATTGACGTGCAGGGATTTAAGTTCCTGCTGATTCATGGACAGGGCAATGACATTGAAAATATCACACGGGATCATCAGAATCTGTATTACAACAAGATCGATGTTGTCATGTGCGGACATCTTCATAAGAGTCAGACCTTTACAGCTGGGATTGCTCCCGGCGGTCATGTGATTATTGAACGTGTTCCGAGTATCTGCGGGGTTGATCCTTATGCGCAAAGCAAGGGGTTTGGCGGACAGCCCGGTGCAACCGTAATGATTATTGAGGAGGGATACGGACGCAGATGCGTGTATCCGATTAAACTGTAATAGAGGGTTGAGGTTTTACTGATGACAAAGAAAAAGCAAAATGCGAAATTGTGCATCAGATGTAACCGCATCCTGCCGCTTGATAAATTCAGTGCGAATAAGCTCTGGGCATCACAGCAGTACAGAGATGCGTGGTGTTCTGAGTGCGCAAAGGAATTTTGTAAAGACGAAGAGAGTGTAAAGCGATACTGCTTTGAGAACAACAGGAAATTTAAAGAAAACGCATGGGAAGCCGCCAAGAAAAAGGCGATGTATGATCTGAACAATGACAAGGAATACCTGCATCCCATGACGACACCGGAACGCAAAAAAGAATTAGAGACCCTGGCGCAAGCCAGGGCTTTTTTAGTTATTAAAAATAATGCGTATGCGTATGAGTACGAGGAGAACGTACATGTTGTAAATTCAACAAACGACGCTGTTGTCCATGAGTTTACAGATGAAATGAATAAGCCGTACTACGATAAGGTCTGGCAGGGATGGTTCACGCCGGAACAGGTTGAGTGGATGGAAGAAAAATATACTCAATACAGTGAAGACTTTGTTCTGGATAATGTGAACATGCAGGACTATACACGCAAGGTTATCAAGGCGTCGCTGAACGCAGACCTTGCAGAGGATCGCATGCGCCGTGGACAAGGAACTCCGGACGAATACATGAAGGCGCAGAAGATCTTTGACGACCTGAGCAAGAGTTCAAACTTCGCGGCCTGCCGGAGAAAACCTGGAGAGAGTACCGGTATGGGATCTCTCGGCGAAATTATTTTGAAGCTTGAGACACAAGGGTACCTTGACGAGAATCCTTACACGTTCCCTGATGATGATATCGATAAGGTTATCCAGGCTTATAAATATACATTGGAATCTATCGGGATGGAAATCAGATAATGCCTGCAATGGACAAGGCATCGCAAATCAGGGAACTAAAAAACTATGAGGCATGGCGGAAACAAATCTGGTTTTGGCGCACACATCTTGATCGGTTTATTGAAGACTATTTCAAGATCAGGCTGAAGCCTAGCCAGCGTGTTGACGCCAGAATCCTTGGTAATTTCCAGAGCATTGATCTTGTGAAAAACCGTGGTGCAGGTAAGACATGGGTGATTGCAATCTGTGCGATTGCGATTGGCGTGTTGTATCCGGGAAGCTCAATTGCGGTTATTTCAAGTACTGCAGAACAGGCTGTGCTTGTGATTAAGAAGATTGAGGAAAAGTTTATCGGGTATCCGGATGTTCTTCGGGAGATCAATGCAAGCAGGCATAATAAGCCGGTGCAGATCAACCCGCACAAAGGCGTGTGCTGGCTGAAGAGCGGAAGCAAGATTGAAAGCTATTCCATGGGTACGCTGAGAGGTAACCGCGCAAAGATCCTGATTTGTGACGAGGCTCCGGAGATTCCAAAGAATGATCTGGACGCTGTCGCAAAGCCGATCATGAACGAGACGCGGGATATTTGCATTCAGCGTGGGATTGAAGATTATGACAGCAAGATTATCAGCATTACTTCCGCCTGCCTGAAGAACAACTATTTTTATACATCCTTTGTAAATATTATAAAACGGATGGCTGCAGGCGAGGACGGGTGCTTCGCCTGGGCAATGTCGTACAAGGAAGCCGTGCGCGAGGGAATTTCCAAGCAGTCTTATTTTGACGACCAGCGCAAGGACATGACTGAAGAAAAGTTCATGATGGAATATGAGAGCAAGTTCCTCGGTGCTGCCGAGGGTGCTGTGTTCCCGTTTGAACTGACAGACAAATGCCGGACGCTGAAGGATGTTGAGATTGCGCAGCCTGCAAAATCAACCATTGAATATGTGATGTCGCTGGATATTGCGACGTCGAGCGCAAGCAATGCGGATAATGCTGCGCTGACAACGTTCAAGCTTATCGAGCTGGAAAACGGCGGATATTTAAAACAGGTTGTTCGCATCCAGACGTTTAAAGGAAAACGTCTTGATTCACTGGCAACGGAAGTTCGTAAGAACCTTGTGCTGTTTCCGAACACGATTAAGGTTGTTGTTGACGTTCGTGGACTCGGCGACGCATTCCCGCAATTCATGTGCAAGCCGTGGACAGACCCGGCGACAGGGAAGGAATACCCTCCGCTGGTGCGCGACGACGAGACGAGCATTATTGACAACGCCGTTCCGTTGATCCATCCGTTTATCGCAACGAACCTTGTGAACCAGCAGATGGTCAACATGACAACGATTGCGCTTGAACAGGAGAGTCTGCAGCTGCCTGTCAATTCAAGGTATATTGTGAATAATAAGCTTGCAGAGAGCGACGACGATGCGGAAGGCGCAGGCAGGAAACTGACGGTTGCTGAAAAAGCAATCTTCGTGGAAGCAGACGCCCTTCAGATTGAAATGGGCAATATTATCGGAAGACAGGGCGCAAATGGCAATGTACTGTTCGACAGCGCGAAATCGACGATGCACAAGGATAGGGTGTCTTCCCTTATGATGGGAATTCATTATATTACGGGTCTTGAAGAAATACGAAAAAGAAAACTTATACGAGGCAATGCTGAAATGGTGTACGGCATTGTGAGTTCAATTTATTAAGAAAGGGGTGGTACGGGTGGCCGAGAAGATCGATAATAGTTTAGCATATGAGCGAGATCGCAGTACCGCCTTTGCAATCGCTGCATCATTGGATGATAATGTTACGCTTACATATGCAGATAAAGACATAACATTTACAGGTGATCTTCAGAAATTTAATTACGCTGATATTCTGAGACAAAAGCAGTCTCATATTTATGATATCTACCAGCTTGCGGATTATTTTCTGGACGCGGAAGAATTGTTCGGGTCTGCCATCAAATGTGTGTATGTGCCGTTCAGCCTTACGGACGGATGGTTCCTGACGGGAGGCAATGAAAAGGTAAGGGATAAATACTACGAATGGCTCGACAGGATTCATTTTGCGGAGAAGCTCGAGAGCTGGTTCCTGCAGTATTATCTGTTTAGTAATGTGTTTTTCTCGATTCAGGAAGACGGAGACATTGTAACGTTGCCTCCGAACCTGGTGCGTATTTCCAATGTAATGCTAAACGGTAATCCGCTTATTGAGATGAACGCACGGTCGATCAAGCAGGACCTCAAGAAGCAGGGACAAAAAGCATGGAAGAAGTTTCTGGATGACGAAGAACTTCAGGTGCGGTTGCAGGGATATCCGGTTGAGATCAGCGAAGCGCTGAAGAAGAATACTGAATGGGTGCAGCTCGATGCGAAGCGCACACTGGTTTGGCAGGGAGTCAAGCCTGAGTGGCAGAGATACGCAATACCGATGGTTGTAATGTGCCTGAAGCCGTTTGCGAAAAAGGCACTTATTTCTTCATGGGAAGATGCGCAGCTCCAGCTTGGCATCGCCGGGTTTGTTCATGCTTCCGTTGGCGCTCCGAAGGATTCGCAGGTTGTTGTTGACGTGCCGATTCTTAACGCTGTCCAGAATATTACCAAGCAGGCAATGAAGGCAACGGGAGGACTGGCTACTACACAGGACACTGTCGCTTATGAAGTGGTCACTCCCGACTTGAATTATCTGTTTGAAGACGACAAATACAAGGGACCAAATACAGAAATACTCGGTGCGCTTGGTATTAATGATACAGTGTCTTCCGGATCTGATACGTCTGTTTCCTTCGGTTCCAGCCAGATCAGCACAAAGATGGTCAGCCTTCGGATTACGCAGGCAAGGAAGAGTTTTTGTGAGTTGATGAACAGAGTTCTTCGCGTTGTGAATGGGGCGGACTTCGGACTCCCGAGAAGCAATGAATCAAAGATGCCGAGGTTTATGATGCCGCAGGCGGACCTTACGCAGGTGGCTGCTTTCCAGAGCGCATGCAAACAGCTGTGGGATGCCGGTGTGTTGAGCAACGAAACCCTCCTGAAGAATTACGGGATCGACGTTGAAACCGAATTTGAAAAGAAAAAGAAGGAAATCGCTGCCGGACAGCGTGAAGTGTTTGTCAAACCTGGTACTTTATCTAATGATAATATAGGGGAAGGGAATTCTGGTACGGTTGGCCGTCCTACATTGGACGATTCAGAACGCCAGAGTGATCCTGCAAATTCTGTAACTGGCAGGCAACCAAAGCCAAGTTCTCCTGAAGGCTCCGAAGCACAACAGTAAAGGCCGGTGATTATGCATGAGAGATTATATCATTACGGCACATGCCGGTGAGAAAACCTACATTAAAACAGATCCGGCCTTCCAGTATGATTACGGACTGAAGCTGTTGATTGATGGCACAGAGCTTCCGGAAGAGTACGAGGTGCAGTTCGGTAACACGAACAGCGCCGCGAACAAAACAGTTGTCGGCGGAGCGGACGGGGTTATGATCCCGGATGAGTATCTGCGTAACGGCGAGGATATTCATGCGTATGTGTTTCTGCACACGAACGAGGATGACGGATTCAGCGTATATCATATTCATATTCCGGTGATCGGACGTGCGGCGATTGATGAAGAAGAGATCACGCCGGTTGAGCATCGCTTGATTGATGAGGCGCTTGAAAAGCTTGAT